TTTATTCAGAGCCTGAACACCCAACTGCACAAATGAATCCAGTGTGGATTTTAATTTATCCAGCGCCTGAATCCCTAATTGTGCAAAAAAATTGAGGCTGGCTTTTAATTCTTCAAAAGCTTTAAGTCCCAACTGTACAAATGCATCCAGACTAGATTTTAATTTATCCAGCGCCTGAATTCCCAATTGAGCAAAAAAATTGAGGCTGGCTTTTAATTCTTCAAAAGCTTTAAGTCCCAACTGAGCAAATACATCCAGGGGAGCGGTTAATTTATTCAGAGCCTGAACACCCAACTGCACAAATGCATCCAGTGTGGATTTTAATTTATCCAACGCCTGAGTTCCCAGCTGCGCAAATATATCCAGGGGTGCTGTTAATTTATTCAGAGCCTGAACACCCAACTGCACAAATGAATCCAGTGTGGATTTTAATTTATCCAGCGCCTGAATCCCTAATTGCGCAAAAAAATTCAGACTGGCTTTTAATTCTTCAAAAGCTTTAAGCCCCAACTGTACAAATGCATCCAGACTGGATTTTAATTTATCCAGCGCCTGAATCCCTAATTGTGCAAAGAAATTCAGACTGGCTTTTAATTCTTCAAAAGCTTTAAGTCCCAACTGAGAAAATACATCCAGGGGAGATGTTAATTTATTCAGAGCCTGAATTCCCAACTGCACAAATGAATCCAGTGTGGATTTTAATTTATCCAGCGCCTGAACACCTAATTGTGCAAAGAAATTCAGACTGGCTTTTAATTCTTCAAAAGCTTTAAGTCCCAACTGTGCAAATGCATCCAGACTGAATTTTAATTTATCCAGCGCCTGAATTCCTAACTGTGCAAAGAAATTCAAACTAACTCTTAAGGACACCAGAGCCTGAATTCCTAGCTGCACAAAAATATTCAGACTAACTTTTAAAGATACAAAAGCCTGAATACCCAACTGCGTAAATATATTCAAACTGACTCTCAAAGAGTCGAATGCTTTTATACCAACATTTCCAAATAGTTGTATATAACCAACCAGAGTTTGAAATACTACTTTTACTGCACCAGTAGTTACATTCAAAACCGCATTAATTTTATTCAGAATACTAAATAAAATTGTTATCTTTGGATTGATATTAATGACCAACTTATCTAACAATGTAAAATTGTTAGTCATATTCCCCGTTACGCCAAGATTAAATTCACTTTTTTTACTGGATGAATTTTCCTGTTTGATAATCTGGGTAGTTTGAATAATATTAGCTGATTGACTGGCAGCACTAACCTGCATCGTTCTTGTCGAATTCTGCCGCGCAGATAAAGATTGTTTAATTGTTTGATTATAGGCTTTAAGATCGGTGCGTATACGCGCAGTTTCCTGCGCATAACCCACGATAGGCTTTAAGCTCTCAACGGTCTTATTGAGTTTTTTGAACTGGTTATGAATTTTATCGACTGAATTTTCCAGCTTTTTATGATGCCGTTGAAAAGATTTAAAGGAACCGGTCAGCTTTCCAACGGTACTCAGCACCTTGTTTAGCTGTGACTGTATATTACTCATTTTCTGCACCACTTCTTAAAATGGCCCGATGTCGCCAATCCAACAGTTCCGACAATGACATTTCATCTGTCACTGCCGGTGACCAGTGAAAAACGGTGGCGATATCCGCCACCAATTCATCAACGGTTAATTGTTCTGGGAATCGGACTTGACCGACTTCGGCAACAAAAAATTGACCACCTCCACACTGAGATTAATCAGATCACCAGGTGACATCATCATTAGGTCATTTTTGGTCAATACAGGAGTGGTAACACGCGGCAGGACAAGCAGCATAGAATCCACATCCATTTCCAGCAGCGCCTGTAAACGTGCACCGCGCAACGCACCACTGGTAGGTTTGCGTACCATCACTTCCGTGATTTCGCCGTTACCTCGCGCCAATGGAGCTTCCAATTCGATGGTGCGCAGATCGTCATTTTGAGTGTTCAGTGTTTCTGTCATGGTTCAACCTTGTTTATCCGATTAAAAACCTGTCCCAGCAGGCATAGTTCAAACTCCGATGAGACAGGAAATAAGTTTTAAAAAATCTAATTGCTAAAAAAGCGATTAAAAAAGACCGATATTGCGGCGATGCTGCTCCAGACGATCTTCTCCGCCCACTTTCTCAACCATGTTGATGGTGTCGATTTCAATCAGCTCTTCGCCATCCCATGTCAGTTTGAAATAAGTGTTTTTCGCGGTGATTTTGGTCTGAGAGTTATCACCTTGTTTATAAGTGCCGTGATCGAACTCCTGGAAGCGACCACGCATCACAACTTCAACCGCAACCACATCACCGGTATCTTCGCGCTCAAAAGAGCCAGCAAAGCGCAACATAACGCCATCTGCTGTCGCAATGCCCCACTGCTTATACAGTTGAGATTCAATACCGCCCAGAGTGAATTCCGCATCCAATGCGCCTTCATCCAGACCCAGATCCACCATTGCGCTGCCGTTCATGCCGGCGCCACGATAAGCTTCCAGCTTGCGGCTTAACTTAGGAAGAGTCAGTTCTTCCACGATCCCCTGATAGTTGTTGCCATCATTGAACAAATTCAGGTATTTAAGTTTGCGAGGTAATGCCATCAGTTAGCCCCTTATTTATTGATACTTTTAGCGAAATTCATCAGGTAACTATCTGTAATGCGCTGGCGTAACATCATGTTTTCCAGTGGCGGTACAGGTGTATAGTCGTAATCGATGGTCAGTTTGCCTGCTTTCAGTGTGTCTTTATCGTTGGCTTTTTCGTCATACCAGCAACGGCCATCGATGATGTAACCACCAGATTTCAGTTCGCGGAACTTGGCATTAATACCTTCGATAATGTCGCGTACCAGTGATGGTGTCAGTGGTTTGTCGATTGCCCACATATGTGCGTCAGCCATGGTGTCAGCCAGAACTTGAGCGGTACGGGTGTAGCTTTCGAACTGGAACAGTGCGTCATCAGAGCAAGTACGGGAGCCCCAGAAACGGAAGCCGTTTTTGCGGATCAGCGTAGTGATGCCACTCTTGTTCAACAGATCAGCGTCAGTTGCGGTATCTTGCAGATCCCAGAAGACGTCAGCAGACAGACCGGTTACACCGTTAACACCCACGTTGGACAGTGTTTTGTGCCAGCCAGTTTCCTCGTCGATTTTGGCACGCAGGCCCAGAGCACGAGCGGTTGCATAAGCGATAGACTCGCTATTGGAAACAGTATCCCAGCTCAAGAAATCCGGCCAAATCAGCATCAGCTCACGCTGATTGAAGTTGTCGCGGTATTTGATGACTTCAGAGATATTTTTGCTGCCATAAGCGCTGACATACGCCATTGCTTTCAGCTTCTGAGCAACGCTGGCCAGTTCAATCGCAACCGCTTTTGAATCCAGACCTGGAACACCCAGAATACGAGGCTTAACACCGAGCTGGCTTTGCGCCGCCAACAGTGCCTGCATACCCGTTTTCTTACCTGCATCAGTGACACCACCGATGATATTAGAAACGGTTACTTCTTCAGATTCGCCCTCAGCCACACGAACAACGACGGTGACAGGCTGAGCCTGATCAGCAATCGCTTTCAGTGATGAGTACAAAGTTCCCTTTTTCCCTGCTTTGCCACTGGCGCTCATAACGTCAGTAATCAAAACTGGAGTGTTTAATGGAAATGTTTTTTCGTCTGCGTCAGGACCAGTACAAACCATACCCACGATAGCTGTGCTAACTGTGGTGATGGTGCGAGTACCTTCATTGATTTCCTGTACACGGACGCCGTGATGATAATCTTGTGCCATTTTAGCGTTCTCCTGTTAAGGTGTGCCGCTATATTGACGGATTGGGTGGGGGAAATCATTCGATGGGAAATGTGTGGTAGTGGATACAAATGCGTTTTGATATTTTTGTTTTAAATCAGTTTGTTAAATGAATAAATAATAATTCTCAGGATGTTTTTGAGGATATTTACAGGTGTTGTTGGATAGAAATCCAGATTGATCAAATAATACACTAAAATTGATTACTTTTCACACTACATTAGTTCATTATTTATACTTATCCACATTTTTATAGGCAAATTGCTATTTTGGTTATTTTTTGATAGCCAAAAGTGGCTTATTTTGACCGTTTTTTTAAGTCTTCTAGGTGTATGGGGTGGGATTTTAGCGTCGGATCGTTGGGATCAATAGATTGTGAAAAACCTCGGTTTAGCGGAAACCAAAAACCAAGCACAAAATGCGCTGCCACGCAGTGGGGGCGAAGTCACCGGTGATATCACTATTTCTACTGACAGTGAGATATCTTGGCGCAGAAATACAGATATGGCCGCAATTGGTTTTAAAAACACCGGAGATGGTGATACAGACTCCTATATGTGGTTTAAAACGGGAGATAACGGTAACGAGTATTTCAAATGGCAGCATAGCTTATCTGGGGGAGGAACGGCTGAATGGATGAGCCTTGATTCTGATAATCTCCATGTGAAAGGGCATCAGGTTTATCATGAAGGACATAAGCCAACTGCTGAGGCAATTCAGGCCGAACCGCGTTTTAATACAACGATTGACCTGACTGGATTGAGCAGTGATCGCTATTACCCGGTATGGTGGCGATTTCCATCTAATGATGGAGCTAATTCGTGGTTAACTATACATCGAAGTTATGCGGAAGATAGAGGCGATAAAAACCCCTTTGGGAAAGACGAAACACACCTTGCAGGTTTGTTATTGCAAATCGAAGGTGGAGATAGCCCATGGGGAGGGGATGCTCACTATCTGAATATTAAAAGAATTAGTCAAACTTATCGTAAGACAGTCAAGAATATTCATCATAAGATGATGAGTATTGCACGGCCGATAGATGGTAAATTCCCCATCCTTGATAGTGCTAAATCCGGCGATACTGTCCTATGTTATACGTATAGTGGCTGTTATTTAAGGGGAGGATTAACTTACCATATTACCAGTAATTTTTCTGGTATTCGTCATTCTCGTGAAGAGGGAGAAGTAGAGATAGATCAGTGGTCAGATGGCCGTAAGTGGGAAATGAAATGGATGGCGAAATCCTATGTGATTGATGACCCTATATTAGGAAAAGAGTACGACGATACCGTTCTCCCTTATGCTCATGATTATGCAGAAACTATCAATTTAGCGAAAAATGCTTATCCAATCACAGGTGGAAGACTTAATGGTGAATTAGTTGCTTCAAATGTTGTTATCTCTCAAGGAGATGGAAGACAGCATTTTTCACTTAGAGATAATGATGGGCAAACACGTGCTTGGATATATAAAGACAAAGGTGGTGATGGGATACACATAAATAATGGCTATGATGGTGGTGGAGAATGGATTTTAAATAAAAGTGGTGAAATGTATTGCCCTGGTACAATAAGTTCTTATTTAGAACACACCATTAGACATGCTGGTTATGGGAGAATTAATTACGTCCATCAAAATACTGGAGATTATATCTTATTAGAAACAACTGGAGATGGAAAAGGCATCTATTTCGTTCAACGAAATAAAGATAATAACAATCAATGGGTATTACGCTTTCCTCAAAAGGATGGGGTTGTAGCGACAACTGATGACATAGCTAGCACCAATAATATTCCTGTTGGTATTCCTTTGCCATGGCCACAAGAAACACCACCTCCTGGTTATTTAATTTGTAATGGCGAAAGTTTTGATAAAGCTAAGTGTCCTCAATTAGCATTAGCGTATCCATCCGGTGTATTACCTGATCTACGTGGTGAATTTATTCGTGGTTTGGATGCAGGGCGTAATGTTGATTCTGGGCGTAAGGCACTATCATGGCAGACAGATGAGTTTAGATCCCACAATCATGAATTTGAAGCTATAAGGAACGAAACAGGTAACTCAGTATGGGGAGACTTCTTTGGAACTGGTTCTGAGGACGGCAGAAAAAAATATCCAGTTAGTAATAGTGGTGGTAAAGAAACACGTCCTCGTAACGTTGCATTTTTATATATAGTGAGAGCAGCTTAAATAATTACTATATATATTTATTATTGGATTAATAAATAAATTTAATCCGCGAAGTAAAATATTCCTCTAATGATCCCTAGGTGATTTAATTACCTAGGGAATCAAAGGTAAATTATTTTAAATCAGTGTAATCGTTCTGCCTATTGGGTAAATGTTACTCCATCTTAATTTATAATCTCGTGATGGTCTACCAAATGAAAATCTAACGTTATCAAACTCATTCACAGCTTTATATATATTACTCCATATCAGTAGTGAACCAATAGAATACTTAGCTAATTCAGCAGAACTATCCATTCCAGCCTGAATAAATTCAATATTTGTGTGATGATGGAATTGAGTTTTTGTAATGAAATGAAAAGCGCAAGGTTGGCCTTTAAAAAATAAAACATTACCAAAAATCATAGGTTTTATTAAATGAAATAACTCATTTATCATTTCTTTATCAAAACTACATGTCCCCCATCGTTCTTCTACAAGTTGAGAATAAAAATCGGTTAATTCATCCGCACTAAATATTTGAACATCTACTAATTCACCACCAAATTTCATAAAGCTATTTAGTCTATATTTGTATTTTTTATTTGATTTTTCTGATAAAGGCTTAGCTAAACATAATGATCTTTTGGCATTATGTTTGAAAGTTAAATTAATAATATTTTCTGAATTTAATGGTGAGATGAACTTCGACTTAATCGGTAATAGAAAACGAGCATTTTCACTTGAAGGTATCACTATTTCATCATTTGGTACAACAATACCTATTTCATTTGATAAAGGACAAGCAGGATCATTAGCTAAGTATTTATTATCCCATACACATATTGATGTGTTAATAGAATTTCTATTTTTATTTATGAAATATCTTTCTTTAAAATTATATCGTTCATGGATAAATTTTAATACGAGAGGATGAGTGGCTAAGTTACCACCAAAAGAAAAATAAGACTTTTCGTATTCAGTGAAGTTTGTTTCTTGCCATCCGAAAAGTTTGCATTTTAGGTCGAAAATATTCATAGAGAGTGCTCGTTTTTCTATGCTGCTTGGCAGTATCTGATTTTATTGGGCTAATTCTAACGTATTGAGATTCAAAAATCTCACAGGAATGTTATTGTTCAAGTTATCATTCACATTTTTTAATCTATGTTCCTACTCCCAATGTATCAACAAGCCCCTCATACATGGCTTGTGAATCATCGCCATGTGAAGTATCAAAAGCAATCAACTGGAGAAAGTAATCATTGGTGTAACTTTATGATTTTTAATAAATTCATATTTATTATGAATATCCGAGCCGTTCTTCCATTTGTCCATCGATTGTTTGGTTTGAACCACCGTTTATGCTAAACCGGATTAGAGAAAACGTGGAGTTGACGAGAGATGCGCTGAACCGCTGGCAGAATGGTGCGGATATCCATAATCAAGCGGCATTTTTGCAAAATTTGGGACTGGGAGATGCGAAGTTTGTGGCGAGTAGAAGGCGTAATGCGAACACGGCGTGGGCTATTTGGTCAGATGGCGCAATTGAGCTGTTTGGTATGGGATCGCCAGTAACAGGGTTAGCCATCGTCACGTTCCCAATAGAGTTATCCAGCATTTCGTATTTTATCAGTATAGCTGAATGTTTGGCTGTTGATCCCGGTTCAGAAAATATAGTTCATACATAAATGATTATTGACCGAACATTAACCCGCAGCGGGTTGCGGGCTCGCTGTCAGAGAGCTGGCGGTCATCCTTCAACTTACTGATTTTAATTTAGATTATATTATGAGTCTTTTTAACCCCAAAACTTTGACTGAAGTTTTACCCGAGATTCACAATATATCTGGTGCAATTGAGCTACCAGATGATTGTTGGTTTTTTTGTACACAGGAAATCCCACAGGGAAAAATGCTATCAGTTAATGAGGCGGGGGAGCCTACATTGATTGATTGTCCTATAGCGCCAGAATAGCAATCAGGGGCGGACAGCCCCTATGTTTAGTTAGTCTGCTCCGACCATAGAATATTGTCGTGGGCCAGTATGGTGAAACAAGGGTGATATAGCAGCGTATAAAATCATTCAAAAAGACAAACTACAGGTAGGTTTAAGGAATATAGGGCTATAACGCCCTAATATTTAAACCTAATCCCAAATGTCTATACGCCATAATCGTGTATCTTTTCGCGTATAAATAACTTTAATAGTTCTACCGCCATTGATGAGTGTTAAATCAATGGAGCCTTGATATCCATAGTGAGTTGATACGCCATAGTTATCTATCGGTATCACTGTCATTACGGCTGAATACTCAGGTTCTGTACACCATACCCACATAATTTTCCCTCGGCAATCTACACCTAAATTGGCTGTTTCCCCATCATTTAGGCTAACACCAGATAAAACTGTGCGGGGACTTCTATTTTGAAATGATAAATATCGGCTGTCTGATTCCCCTTTGGTATAACAATCTCCCTTCAATGTATAGTTACCAATGGGTTGATAGTTCCCCGCTGATTGATAATTTCCGGCAGGTTGATAGTTACCCCGAGGTTGATATTTGCTTTCAGCCTCTGATTTCGTAATCCGTTCACTGATCAAAGATGTTACATCATCTTCGGTTAATATTTTCTTTTGTCCTTGGAATTTACCATCCTTATCAAATGCATAAGTAGATATACCGAATCCATTTGAATTACTTCCATAGGAAAAAGAAATACCTCTTGCATGTTGAGGTCCTTCTACACTTGGATGAGCAACATGAATTGTTAAATCTCCAAGGTTATCCATCCCATTAGGTCGTAAAAAACCAGAACTCCCTAAATGGCGTGAATTAGCGTCTTCTAGATAATTTGCAGTTTTAGATAAAATATAACCGGATGTTTTTGTATTGACATTTGAGCGAATAAAACGATCGTCTGATTCAGGTTTGGTATAGCTTTCATCAGTGAATGCCAGTTCTCTAACAGGGGAGTTGACGTTACCTGAATTATTTCCTGCTATTACTTTTACGCGAGCAGTAGAATAATCAACAGAAAGCGATGCATAAGTATCGGCGGCTTTTAGTAAAATACCTGCTCCATACCTATATGTATAGTCTGAAGGTGCTGAGTTTCTGAAAAACTCAGAACTGACATTATTCCTACGTACCCAAGTCAAAAATTCATTGTTATTTTTATTAAAAACAGTACCACCATTTCCACCAAATCCAAAACTGCCTTTCGGCAACGCATTTTGTGCTTGGTTTTTGGTTTCCGCTAAACCGACGTTTAATCTCAATCAGAATTGAAAGCCGAATAAAGCAATAGGTAAATATTCTTCTAAAAACCAGAAAATCATAAAATTTATTTATTATTTTTCTAGTTGACGATTTCCTGAATTTTTAGTCTGAAATTTTAAACGGTTAGAAGTTTCTTTTAACGTCGGTTTAGCGGAAACCGTCGAATTGGCAACTGGCGCATGGTCAAAATCTATTGTTGGTTGGGTGAACAATGGGGGAACATTTGCGGGTTGTAATACATCAGGGGTATATCTTATTGCTATTGATGATTCTGCAACTGTGGCAGATTTCCCTAAAGTAAACGGAACGCCAATTTACAGTTATGGCATGATGATTGTAACAGTGGGAGAGCCATGTATTTCACAATTATATATGTCCCATCTCGGGCACATTGCTGTTCGTCAATCATGGAATTCAGGTAAAGAGTATCAAGAGTGGTTTGTTCAATATAGCTCAGTGAATAAACCATCAGCTACAGATGTAGGAGCATTGTCTATAACTGGCGGGAAAGTGGATGGTGAAATACATGCAGATAAATACTACTCTAAAACTGCCTTTAATCTTGGGGAAGGAGGTGAAAGGCATGGAATGTTGATATCTGGTAAGGACAACGCAAGTTTCGATGAAAATAATCTTGAAATTTTATCATGGTACGGCATTGGACTGAAATCAACGTTAGATAACCAGACACGGATTTTTTTAAATACGCGTAATGGAGATATAGGAATAAAGGGTTCATTACTTGTAGGAGCAAACGATAATTCGTTAAAAATTTATTCAAACAATACAGCAAATTCACCAGTTTCTATTTATACATTTGCAGATACACATGCTGGAGGTGTACGTAATGTTGTGTTAGAAGCAGCAGATAATAAGGGATGGCTATGGTATAGTCAGCGATTAACTTCTGGCCAAATTGAGTTTGCTGTTAATGGTAAGGTTCTACCTAATGATTATAGTAATTTTGATTCTCGCTATGTTCAGGATATTCGTCTTGGTTCTGTAGAACATGCGCAGCTTTGGATGGCCTATGGCTATTCTGATACTCCTCCGTATGTAATTACGGCCGTAATTAACGATGGAAATGATGAACCAGATAGAGTTTCGCGTCGCCCACTCCAAAAACTCATTAATGGAACTTGGCATAACATAGGAGCTTTATAATGTTACATCTGAAAAATTTCTCCAGATATTCTCCAAAAAATAAGGAGGATAATAAAATTGAACGAGAATTCAATGCTATTTTTTATCGAACTAAGGATGGCCAGGATTGGTATAAAAATATCTCAAATTTTAATAAAAATACTTACAAAATAAAATATGATACTAACAATGTTATTTGTGTAATAGATAAGCAAGCTTCAGCTATATGCCCAGAGAATGGAAGTGTTGTTGAGATGGCATCATTACCTGATGGTGTAGATATTTCAGGAAACTGGCAATATATCAATGGTGATATTGTTCCACGCGAGTACACTAAAGATGAGTTAATTATTCGGGCTAAAAAGAGAAAGCAGGAATTACTAACAAAAACAAATGCTGTAATTTTTCCTCTGCAAGATGCTGTAGATCTTGATATAGCAACAGCACAGGAGATTACAGCTTTAACAGAGTGGCAGCATTATCGAGTTATGTTGAATAGAGTCAATTGTACTACCGCTCCAAAAATTGATTGGCCTAAAAAACCGGAATGATAATCAGGGGCATAATGCCCCTGTAATTATTTTGTTTTTGGTTGTTTCGGCCATTTGATATCTAGTGCCATAGTACAATCAATTCTATTTAACATCACTCTATGTTTTCTCCATTCATTAAGAGCTAACCTTTCTGCCTCTGTAGCTATTTCCAAATCAACTGCATCTTGAAGTGGAGCAATTTTTTCTCTTGCTCTGAACATTAATTGCTGTTTTTCTGCCTCGGCTTGCCTTATTCGTTCTTCTTGAGTTGGTGGAGGAATATCCCCCCATGCAGGTAAACCATCATCTCCAGCAATACGTACTTTACCTTTAGGGGGAATATTACTTACAAACTCGGAATAAACATCATCATTAACATCAATACCATCATCCGGCCATGAACCTGCGTTGATGTAATCTTTTTTTAATTCATAGGGATAAAACTGATTCTCTTTTGAACTATAAAAATACATGCTTTCTCCTATTAATATCCTATTGCTAACCAATAGATAGATGAATTTTGAACAATACTCCAATGCTCACCTGTTTGAAATATGAACTTATTTTTATCGAAGCTATGAATTATTATTGTAGGACTGTTTATATTATCCCTAGTATCGCTGTTAGTAATATTTGGCATTATATTAAAGCACATATTTGAAAACGGGATAGCAAAATTTTGCGTAAAGTTTGTTCCATGAGGTATTCCATTATGACCACCTAAATCATTTGTTTTATAAGGATTATTCCATTTACCCCACTGAATAATCAGACCTGTATCACCACATTTCCACCAACCATTAGGTTCTTTTTTGATGGTGTTTCTAGTAGATGCAAGATCATCTTCTGTTAAAATACGTTTTTGTCCTTGAAATTTTCCATTTTCATCAAAAGCATATGTAGATATTCTAAATCTATCATCACCACTACTTCCATAAGAAAAAGAAATGCCTCTGGAGTGCTGAGCTTTTTCTACACTAGGGTGAGCTACATGAATTGCTAATGAGCCAAGGTTATCAACACCGTTAGGTCTTAAAAAACCTGAACGTCCTAAATGTCGTGCATTCGTATCTTCAAGATAATTTGCAGTTTTAGATAAAATATATCCCGAAGTTTTAGTACTCGTATTCAAACGGATAAAACGGTTATCAGATTCAAATTTAGTATAATTCTCATCCTGAAAAGCTAATTTTCGTGAGTTATGAGTTACTGAATCAGCATGTAGGGTTAATATGCTGTTAAGTTTTTCATTCGCAATAGTAAAATATTTGACATTATCACTGGGAAAACCTAAATATGCACTTCTTTCTGCATCTTCATACCATGAAATATAATTATGCTTATCCTTATCATATTTAAGATGAAGGTTTTGTGTATTTATCGCTTTGAAGTCAAATGACTGATTATAAACTCCACCGCTAGCAGATACAGCACCTACTTCTCCAGCTGTAGGTTTATTTCCTTCATGATAAACCGAATGTCCTTTCACTCGGAGATTATCTGATTTCAGGCTCATCCACTCATTGGTTCCTCCCCCAGATAAGCTATGCTGCCATTTGAAGTACTCGTTACCATTATCTGCTGTTTTAAACCACATATAAGAGTCTGTATCACCATCTCCGGTGTTTTTAAAACCAATTGCGGCCATATCTGTATTTCTGCGCCAAGATATCTCACTGTCAGTAGAAATAGTGATATCACCGGTGACTTCGCCCCCACTGCGTGGCAGCGCATTTTGTGCTTGGTTTTTGGTTTCCGCTAAACCGAGGTTTTCTACAAACTTCGGCTTGTTCGGAATATCTGCACCATTCTGGTTTTTCTCCAGACGAGTATTCGCATTCTCATTTGCTGCATTCACACGGGAATCTGTTTCGCTTTTATTATAAGCATTCACATCATCGGCAGTTGGTTTATTAACCGTGTTATAGTCCCTTCTCCAGCCTGGACGGTAATCCTTACCGTGATTGCCATAAGTAAACAGTGCGTTTTCAATGCAGCCATCAACTGATGTAGTCGCTGTTGTAACACGGATCGTCATTACATCTTCGATACCCATAACTTCTACGACAGCACCAGCCAGATGGATTGAACCACAGCCACTATCAGTGATCCTTCTATTGCTAGCATATGACCATGTCCCTTTACACATCCAATAAGGATGTTGAAAAGCTCCCTGACTTTTCAGCCATGCAATAAATTCCCCGGTTGTCCAGATACCACCACCACCGATAGAAATTGCTCCGCTAAATGCCCTACCTGAACCTATATTACGGTTAAATACATCTTTATCAGGAATATCCGCGCCATTCTGGTTTTTTTCCAAACGCGCATTAGCCAACGCCTTCGCTTCATTAACCCGAATATCTGTTTCGCCTTTGTTATACGCACCAACATCTTCCGCGTTCAGCGCAATATCCGCATTCAGAGCTTTACCATTAACCTTACGTCCCGCTGGAACGCGGCCATCGGCATTATCATTCGCAGCTTTCGCCTGCGCTTTGGCATCATTCACCCGTGCATCGGTTTCAGTTTTGTTATATGCATCTACATCAGAAGCCTTAAGATGGATGTCTTCCGACAATGCTTTCCCATTCACCTTGCGACCAGATGGCACTCGACCGTTGGCATTATTATTCGCCGCATTAGCAAAGTCATACGCCGCCTTCACCGCTTTCGGGGTTGCTGCATGGGTTTCACTGTTGCTGTCCACTGCGCTGCTCAGGATGACAAATCCCTTCTCTTTCAGCGTCGCGTCAGGATGATTACGGCTGTTCGAATGCTTCTGAATGGAGTCATCAACATATTCGCGAGTAGCCAGAACCACAGACGGGTCAACTTTCAATGTCACCGACTCGGTACTACTGACAATCAAAATCATGCGGATGGTCTGGGTACGACCGGAACCTTCCTGTAATTGTGGTTTGTAGCTTTCCGCGCAGTTCCCGACGGCAATCAGAATGCCATCTTTGTCAAACAGGCCGATTTCACGGATCCACCAGCCACCTTCACTTTCAGGGATAACCTGTTCAGAGATGATCTGGTTAGTGTTTTTGGGATCGATGCTCAACGTATTGATCGCGGCACGACGCTTTTCATTAATCAGTTTGGTCTGCTTAGTATCTGGTGTCGGCAGGCTGCCACCACCATCACCAACGGCCATATGGGTGATTTCAATTTTTGTACCCAATGCCGCAGCATTCGCCAACTTATCTGCGCCTAGCTGCGTCAGCAGCGCAAAATATTTGGTACTCATGGTCTAATCCTCATGTCATCAATAATATGTATGCCCATACCCACAACGTCTGAGCCGGATACCGTTACTTGTTCTGCGAAATAAGGGTAAACCGTCAGCTCATCACCGCTGTAACTGGCTGCCGAGTAGTAGTACTCACCGCGTGTATCCAGATTAATGTCTAACCCAATCAAATGACGGCTGACTGGCTTAGCATCAGAAATCAGTTTTTCCAGTTCTTCGAACATTTCATGGGTGATGCCGTTTTCCAGTACACCAATATCCAGCCGGAAGGTGCCCGGCACATCGTTGGTCTGCCACCATTCCTTTACGCGAATGAGATACCCCAGCGGTTCAACGACCCGCCGAATTGCACCAATCGTTCCTTTATGTTTATGCAGGAATAGCGAGCTTTTGATCACTTCTCTTTTGATGCTCTCAGACCAGTGTTCGTCCCAGCGATCCACTGACCACGCCCATGCCAGATAGGGCAACAACGTTGCCGGACAGGTGTCTGGATTCCACAGTTCACGCAGCGGCACTTTAATCTTCTGCAACTCGGCACAGGCTTTGGCCGCAGCAAGTTCTAGCTGGGTTGAGCCCATCGGCAGAAGGCGATCATTCATCTGAACCTCCCATCATCAGTGTGGTTTTGGTGCAGTAAGACACCTGAGTTTTATCCAGCACCACATCTTTCAGCGGGGCTTTCAGCTCCACACGCTGGATGCCTTCCACATGCAATGCGGCATAAATTGCCGACAAGCGAATGTCACGCCCCAGACGATGCTGTGCTTCAACGTAGTATTTCAGCTTCTGCTCGGCTGCTTTGCGGATCGGTTCTGATTCCGGTGTCGGGAAGATATACAGCACCGCATCAATTTCATATTCCACAATGCTCGCTGACTGGACTTTCAGGCGATCCGCCACCGGACGCACGTTTTCGTCGTTCAGCGCTTTTTCGACTTTATCCAGCAGCTCTTTCGATGCCACGCCTTTATCTTCACGGGACATAATGGTCACAGTGACATTGGCTGGTGACGGGCTGATAGCCGAAGCATCTGCAACCCGACCGTCCGCACTGCGGGCATGGAATTCATAGGAACCAACTGGTCCAGCCACACTCAAACCTTCAAAAGCCTGTGGGATGCGAACACGGTAGTCGTTGTCAGATTCCATTACCGCCGGTGTCGGTGGTATGGTGGAGTTATCCGCAGGGCTCAAAACCATTCGGACTACGTTATTGTTCACACCCAATTGATCCAGATCGCTACCTGTCGAATAGGCCACCATCACCGCACGGGCGGCTTCGTTGACGCGTTGACGCAAGAGCAATTCGCGATAAACGTTCTCTTCCAGCAATTTGACCAAAGGTTCTGATTCCAGTTGCAGAGTTCGTGCAATCGCATCCTGCTGTTCTTCTGGATAAAGCGAGATCAATCCTTCTTTGCGCTCTTCCAGCAGTTGTTCATAATCTAGTGGTTCCACCACATCCGGTGGTGGCAACTGGCTTAAATCGATTGTTGGCATGACTTACCTCACCGGGAATGGCTCACCGGAATAGAAAGTGAAAATTCTTTGGCGGATTGATGGTAAGTTCCCGCAATATCCACCACCATTTCACCGTTCTGCCGGGTTTCCATTGTGATTGACGTAAGCATCACACGTGGCTCCCAACGGCTGATGGCGGTATAGCTGGCCGCCATGACCTGAAGCCGGAGTGCCGGATTCTGTGGCCAATCGATCAGTTCTGGCAGCAACGAACCGTAAGTACGGCGTGCTATGCGGCTACCCACGGAAGTTAATAAAATATCGCTGACGGATTGCCGGACGTGAGCCAGATCTGTCAGTTCTCGGCCCGTTTGCCGATTCATTCCCAGATACATCATACGGGGCCTCCTGATGTGTCACCGCCTGACCTTACGCCGGTGTGTTTATGGGAATCCACGACCACGCCGTTGGAACTGAATGTGCCGCCGGTGTGTTCAATATTGCCCGTCATTTTGCCGCCATTGCGCACGATCAAATTCCCCGTGCTCATTAGCTGTGTACAGATGACTTCCGGTGTATCCAGTGTGATTCTGGTACTGGCGACACAGGTGATTTCCGGTGCGGTAATATGGACGGAATCCGAAGCAGTCACTGTCGCGGTTTTGATGCCGGTCACAGTCAATGCGCCTGATTGCGGTTCATATTCCATCACTGCACCATCCGGAAACTGGATATGCGTCGCTTCTGATGATGTCGATGGCGCCGGAAACTCATCTGAAAAAATCGCAGGCAATACAAAGGCGGTGGTCAGTTCTCCGCCTATGGACAGTAATAAAACCTGCTCACCGAGACTGGGGGCCCACCAAGTGCGGGAGTTTCCCGCCCTGGATGTCAACCAGTTCAGCCAGTTGGTTTCAAGGTTGCCTGTTGCAACCCGGCACATACCCTTTGTGGTGTCCACTTGGGTGATGACGCCGGTTCGGATCAGGTTGCGCATTAAGCGCAGCAGTTCAGTGAGTTGTGTGTTCATGACGTAAGAATGCCATGAAAAAACCGGGTAGACATTAAACGGGATTTGTAGGAAATGTCATACAAACCCCGTTAAAAAAATACGTAAAATCAATAGAATAAAAGCCTTCTTCCAACGTGAAAAAAGGCTTTTGGGGTCTGCTGAACGATGTTTAAGTGAAGGACAATATTTACGGTTTACATTGACGAACGACTTCAAGTACATACTGTTGCAGGTAATCTAATTTGGCCTGATCACTGATGATTCCGGCTCGGATATCGTAAATAGCGCGTCCAGCTTTTGCAGTGAGTTCGACTTGGGTTTCATCGCCCACGCTGCGGGAGCCGGTATCTCGGTTTTGGGTGAGCTGACAGGTAGCAAGATTGGCGGCGGCGATTTGCACCCGACGATGACCAGCGGCAATGTCAGCGCGTAAAGCGGCATTTTCTTCGGTAACATAGGTTAATTTTCCTGAATAATAATCATCCAATTGCGCAACCCGGCTCTGTGCATTCTTCATCTGTTGGATAGCGGCCAACGTCTCCGAATGCACCTTCTGACTGATAGTAACAATTTGAGCAGCATGTTGCTGTTTCAAACCCGTCACTTCACTGAGGAACAGTGAACGGTGTCCCCACCAGCCAAAACATCCCCCAATGACAAGACTGACAAGTAAAGGTACTTTCTTCATCGTTCTAATCCCCAGCAAACCAGTTCAGCCTCCTGATCACGCCTCAGAACCTGGCCATAACAGCCATTCGGCTGTCCTTGGGTTTTTCGACAATCACGTCCGCCGTCATAGACCCAGCGTTTGATCTCTGCACATGCGCCTTTTTTATCGCCGGCGTTGAGCTTGCGATAAAAGGTGGAAGAAAAACATTTTCCGGGGCCGATGTTATACGGGCAGAAACTAGCAATACCGGCAATTTGCGGCTCAGTCAGCGGGACGTGGACGTTCTTTTTCACCCAATCAATCGCCCTGTCGGCTTCGATCCGGTTCAAAACATCACATTGTTCAGGCGCTAGTTTCATTCCTTTATATACCGCTTTGCCCTCAATGCGCGTCACGCCGCGACATATTGTCCAGACACCGCCGCCATCCCGATAAGCAGACAGTCGATTGCCTTCTTTCTCATCCAAAAACTGCGAAAGAATGACAGAAGAACTGGCGCCACCAATAATAAGACCAATAACCACCCGGCTGAGTCTGGTTTTGATATCTTGCATATTACAGCTCTCTTGGTGCGTGATGTATCAGCTCGCTGACTATCTTGGCTGATTTCGACGCAGACTCGATATCCAGGTTTTCCAGGATGTTTTTCAGGATATTTTTCAGAATCAAGGTACGTTTCATCTGCTCCCGACGGTTGAGTCGATAAGTCAGGATACCGAGGGAAATGCTGGCGAACACCCCGAGTAAAAAACTCCACTCATATAAAGAAAGGCCAGAAAAAATGGCAGTAATACTGGCGCAGGCATAAGTTGCGTGACTGTATTTATCCATGCATACCCCTTAATCCCAAAGCTGGATAATCGGCTTAGTGGTCGTGGGCATGAATTCCGGCATTTCAACTTTCGTTCCATGAGGCAATACCGCGCCAAAATCAGCCAACCCGGGGTTTGACAACAACACACGTTCCGTCATCCCCAGCGTTCGGCCATAATGACGCCAGCACAGGGCATCAACCGTCTCATTTTGTTGTGCGATAACTTGCATACACTCTCCTTTTCTTTTTAGAAAATAGTAATTAAATCGGAGAGTTATGATCGAATAATCAGAGAAATACCTCAATGAAGTGGTATTGTTGGGAAAATAGTACAAATGAACATCGACGAGTGTTGTAAATACATACTAAATAGCACGGAGGCAAGAAATTATTTCCTGCCCCCGTGCTACATAATCCATTATAATAATTTGTCATCCATTGAAGAATATCAACACTCTGTCGGGTTTAATCTGGCAGCCAGCTATCATCTTCCCAGACGCTTTGAATAAGTTCCATCATCTGATCATGTTTACTACTGTCTTTGGTTCCTGTCACTCTTACGGAGCTACTGCTGCTAACTGCAATTCTAAAATGCGTATCGGGATACTGCGGTAAAATTCTTTTTTTCAGTTCACTTTCAAGTGCAGACATCACTGATTCAGAAACATTAGCTCGTTTATCGAAAAGTATCTCCACTCTCATCATTTTCACCTGCAAAATTTATTCGTCTGTTGAACCTGAATTTCTTAACGCTTTCTCGATCAATAAATTGTTTTCTAAGTCATTTCTATGGACGTTAAGTCGATTTTCATGAGGCGCAGATAGCTCAGCTATCCAGACCAACGCCAGCTCTTTGTCTTCCGCATGATTGCATTCGCAACTTGTTGCCATTCTGGCAATAAAATTAATACGTTGCGCTACCAATGATTCCATAAGAGAGTCCACTGATATATCCGCCTCCATATAAAACTGTATGTATATACAGTACACGTAATGTGTGAAAAATTAAAGAAGTTTTTACCTTTTCTAGTGACTAAATTTGATAGTTAATGCCTATTATGTGCTGTTTTTGCAGAAATATTTGCCATATTGATTAATTTATCATCCTCATCAATCCTGTAATTTACATACCCCTTCATTGACCTATCCACCTGTCCATCCGTACAGTTATTGACAGAACTCCAAGAGGGCCATTTAGTGTTTCTTTTATAGACAATCTGCCCTGATGTCGGAGCAGCATCTGATTTCGGTACAAGAGTCCATTGATGAATACGTGTGCAGATAAATTCCACACATGACAAAAATGGTGATGTCACCCCTTGTATGGTGTAAACATCTTCCCCATAAGGGCTGCCAAACGGGATATGTTTATAAGATAAGCGAATAATCAAATCACAGCGTGCAACCCACGGCCCGCCCTGTGCCTGAATATAAGCTGCCCAATTGCCTTCATCGGCTGCCTGCAAAACCGCATTGACTTTGTTATCCGTTAAACGCACTTCCCCAAGACGGCGTAGTTCTCGCCAAACGGAAACCGGTGCCCCCCCAATTTGCTGAAATTGGCGAATGCGCCAGCGACTCGCCCATGCAGTCACCGATTTCGCCATATCGCGCAAAGGTGCGCCGGTTTGATGATCTTTTTCATCTTCCAGCGCATAACCATCAATATTTTTGGATATATACTTGGCGATATAGCCTGTCGCACTCCCTTTATCAGGATCTATGATTCTGTAATCAAAACGCGCTTTTTTGGCATCATCGCTCTGCAATTCAGCTTTCTCTTCCTGGCAAGCGTAATGCTCAAGGATCGCCCTGACCCGCCGCTGATGCTCCGGCAACATAAACAGCAGGATATGCCAATGAGGAGTGCCGTCATGGTGCGGTTCCACCACTCGGAAACCAAATAGATTAATGCCGGCACGGGCGATTGCGGCACGGGATTTTGCCCATATGCCACACAGGTAGCGTTGAGTATCGTGAGGCGTCGCACCATTCCAATGTCTGACAAACCCGCCCTGATGCTGAACCGCATGGTATTTTGCCGGCGCTGTGATGGTATAGAATTCACCAACACATCCCATTTTGTCGGCAACATCTTCGAAACCGCGCATTCTGACCATCAATTCACAACGTCGAATAGCGGGATTCGCATTACTATGAACCACCGTTTCCGCCAGCGAAATCCGTTCTCCGTTCTCATTTTCCAAATCAAAATGTTTGAAAAACTCACGGTTACGGCGTTTCTGTTCCAACCATTCACGCAAAGCATGGTTCGAAACATAAGGCGATGCGGCTTTTTGTACTTGCCCAACCGCAATTGCCATATGTTCAGACTGGATATCACGCAGACGTTTTAACCGAAAATACCACCAGCGGGCAGACATCATCCGCAACATACCAGCACAAAGTTGATCAACAGACGGTACTTTACGTCCATGATTAAAACGCTGCCAGTAAGGAGGATTTGTGCCACATTGTAAAGTCAGCTTCGCCAGTAATTGATATAACTTAGCGACACGGGGGAACAATTCGCTTTCACTGTCAACAGGCGCAGCTTGATATTGTTGAGAAGACTGCAAGGAATAATGCTCATAGTTGCCCGCAATAAAAACGGATATTTCATGAGCGAGCTTCAAAAGCTGTTTGCGATCGCATGTCACCACCTTTTCCAATTGCTCAATAAAAGGAAAAGGTGTTAGGCCCGATATATGATGAGTGAATGAATATCTTGCCTTAACCAACTGCAACCGTGGCAAAACATTTTGTCCAACCGTTCTTCTCAGAAAGGCGTTCGCATCACGGCGGCCTGAATGGTTAAAGATGCCAACATAACGGCGGCTGAAGTACTTCGCCAGAAAATCCGGCATCTGCCCGATATATTGGTGGCGCCATTGGTGATCTTCCGCGTTGACTTCCCATAATAAACGTTCAGCCATTGACACACCCTGCGGTATGCTTGGCTGAAACAGGTCAGACTGTCTGCCTTTGGTAATAGGATAATCACCGTTATGTTCAGTAGTGATAAAACCACTATTCATCAATTCCACCATATTAAGGATGTGCGAGTGCCTGACGTACTCATGCCATTTGTACAAAAAATGTGTTCAAAAAATGTGATTACTTAGATAAATTCAAGTACTTCGGAAACTGACTGACAACGACTTTAATATGATTCATTGCTTTGATCAGAGCTTGTTTTTCCTCTTGGGTAAAATGTTCAAGCTCACTCTCGTGGCGTGCACGCGGAATATTCGCTAAATAAAAAATGGCGGATAACGCCCGCTTGTTCTCTTCATAATAACTGTCCTTTTTGTCGCGCATGTCAGCAAAAAACCGGTTTAACTCTTTTTCATCGTCACCCCAGTATGTCGCCCTGATCCGCGATAAATGGTTCAATCCTTCCAGCCGTTGGCCAAGGTTAATCTGGGCAAATTTTTCTTTTTCCGTATTCGCCATTTTTCCCCTCACCGTTTTACCCCCAGCACTCTTCCCTGAATCCCGCAAACCATCCCCAAATCGCTGTCAATATCAGGTATAAAGATTGAAATCTGGACGTTCATGATGCAATATCTCTCAATGGTTTTCAGCTTAACCAATTCGGACTCACAATTGATCTCATTTAGAGAACTTTTGTGGGATACTAATACCCCTTATCTGTACTGTCAATGAAAAATACCAATATTGAGATAAAAATGGGGGCTGATAGTGGGGGAAGACCTGCTATTGAGCGTCTTGTCCGCGCGTATGGATTTAAATCACGCCAAGCCCTGAGTGACCATTTGGGCGTTTCCAAAAGCACAATGGCAAACCGCTATCTTCGTGATAGCTTTCCAGCGGATTGGATCATCCAGTGTAATCTCGAAACTGGCGCTTCACTGCTGTGGTTAAGCACAGGTCAGGGAGAGATGTTTTCGGATGGAGAGAGTGGCAAAACAGAACGGCTGGAAGATATCATCGCGCCATCAATTCCTCGTATAAAGTTATCGGGAGGTAAACTGAACGAGGCTAATCCTGTGATCTTGGACAGCGAATTGATTTCCAAAGAGCTTAACAACCCGTTGGTTGTTGATGATGGCGTGACATGGTATCTGCTTGATGCTCAGGGAGACAATATTCAGGATGGCTTATGGCTGGTGGATATCGAAGGTATGCACAGTATCAAGAGGATCGCCAAAATTCCTGTCAGTAAAATCCGTGTCAGCGATGATGACGTCACTTTTGATTGTTCAGTCAGCGACATTCAATTCATCGGCCGCGTGGTTCTGGTGATATCCAGACAATAACGATCTGGGCAACAATATGGTTTCCATCAAGGTTATCCTGCCTGTCGGGATAACCTTGATAATGTTTACTCCATCATGCCATCAACTTGAACACCGAATCCGATACAGAACATGTTCTCTCAATCGGTGACCTTCCGGCACCAAAGGATGTAGAAATGTTTTTTCGTCTCTGATCATACCCAGTTTTTTCATCACATTTTCTGAGCGGTAATTAAGTACGGAAGTGAATGCCACAACTTCGTCCAACCCCGCTTCTGTAAACGCGAAATCAAAAATCCTGCGAGCCGCTTCACATGTATAACCTTTGCCCCAAAAAGGTTTATCAAGCCGCCAGCCAATTTCGACACAGGGATAACAGGGTAACTCTTCACTGGGAATATTCAGCCCAATCATGCCGATGAATTCACCATCCTGTTTTCGCTCAACCGCCCATAATCCCCAGCCACCCTGCGTTTCAAACTTACGGATCAAATTATCAATAAGAGTATTATTTTGCTCTTTATTCAATGTGTTAAAGAAAAATTCCATCACTTCAGGATCGCTATTTAAGCGAAAGAAAGGCTCACGATCTTCTTCTTTCCAGTCACGGAGTAGCAATCTTTCTGTTTCCAGTATGATAGTCAT